TTTTTGCTGATCTCCCTTTCAATACATTAGGAGTATATCGAAAATCTTCCCAAAATGGAAAAGACTTAGCATTAGCTGTCTGTGAAAGTGTCCCTTCAAACAAAACCGGTGCGGTACCACTATAACCCAAACCTTCCAAGAAATCAACATCTTGGACATAGGTTAAAATCAAACCACCACCAGCGCCTGTTCCACATCGAGCATCATACTCTAATGAAAACTTTGTAAACAAAAATTGCTGAAAACATGAAGCAATATTAAATAAAGGCGTTCCAATATACGCTTTCATTGTAGGACTAAGCGGCCATATCGTATCATCCCTAGCCGTCGAATCAAACGTTATACACGGAGTATTTATACTCGTAGAATAAGTTATTTGTCCAACCCTTTGTCTACCAGTTATCACAAGAGAACCCATCATTCTTCCAGTTCCAAACCGAATATTTCCTCCTACTTTGTGCTTTCGCACATTAGTTGTGAAACGTTTTTTCACATCATCGGAGAAATTATTATAACCCAAACGCTTATTACCGGCAATTATAGCTTCTTTTGCTTTCTTTTTTGTACCGATTTTACGACCTTTCTTCCTTTTCTTAATAGGCTTTCCAGGTTTCTTTTTGCCATTTTTCTTAGGATTAGGCATCTCCAACAAAGTCTCTTTGGTTGACAAGACTTTATTAAGCGTGGGATCCTTCTTCTTGCTTACGCTTTGCCTCAGATTCCTATATACACCTCCGACTACTGCGGCAGGATATTTAACATAATCTGGGACCCATCTCCAGGGACGCTCTGACCAACCTTCCTGTGATTGAATGTCCTCTTCTTGATCATTCATCGAATACTGAAATTTTTCCAGGAAATTCATTACTTAACGAAAGAAAATGTGCAGGATTTTCCCTGACAACAAATTCTATTGGTCGTAAGCTTACGTTACAGTTTTCACCACCAATATACAACTCCTCGATCTCATAAGGTGCCAAGTACGATGTCTTGACAATCTCAAAACTAAAAGGATCGTTTTCTCTTATAGGAGCATGAACCATCTCATTTTCATAATTATCCACCAAATATCTACAAAAATCATTTAAGATATCCCGTGTTTCTTTACAATACCATGATTCAATACGTAACGCGCAAGCACGCAAAAACGTCATCCGCAACGACTCCGTTTTGCTTTTATACACTAAACTACTCAACACTTTAGCAGCTACTGGAGCAGGAAAAACTCTACCTCTCTGATGCATCCAGTGCATTGAGCAAAACTCAGTGTCGTCCAACAACATAAACTCTGGACTCTCTATCTTAAATTTCCAATCAAATGCATTTTCAAAGACTTCTTGTATAGACTGTGGGTGAAACCAACTTTTCACTTCATCCGAGATTGTGTATATGGAATCATCTCCACACACAAATAACTCAACATTAGCTCGAAAATCCTCCCAAGTACTATCATAATCTTTTGGTTTTAACACGCTCCATGCGTAAAACCATGCCCAAACCAAAATTAACGAGTTATCAGTAATCGTGTTCACTTGACCACTGGGATTACCTGTCAACTTCTGAATAATTTCTCCCCCATCGCACAATATGTACGAACATACTATATCCTTCATATACGCGTCTATTCCCATCTGAGTTGATTCGGTGTCACATTCTCTACGTAAATTTGTTCTACGTACTTTGTAAACCTCCTGAAACATCTCAAAGGAACAACTTGCATCGAAGGCACTTATGTCCATCATTCCGGCGTTCGGGAATCTATTCAATCGTCGATATAATCTATCCCATCCAAGATTAAATTTCTG